ATTTCCTCTATTATTGTTTGTAACGCTTACATATGAATATCCACCATAGATGACAACATCACCTGGTTTATAAATTGCAAGATCGCTATATGTAGACGAAAATTCGATACCTGGCATCCAGGTAGTCCACTTAGTAGTATCAAATACCAATGTTGAATCGTAGCTTCCTGAGGTGTGACCTGTAGTACAGATGAAAAGATCCGGACCGTATTTTGCAATATCGTTGAGTTTATAACGTGTGCTACCCACCCAAGTACCTTTGTACTCAACACCATTGTTTACCAATGTCCATTTGCCTTGATCAGCTTCAAGACCGGTTGCAACATCAACTGCTGAAATATGATTTGTGTTACAGCTATAAACAATACCACCGTATTTTACAACATCGCCTACGCCAAAAACTGTGTTGGGAGTCCAGTTAGTTTTCCAGTTTGAAAAAGTTGATAATGGTGTCCAGAAGGCTAAATCGATCTGAGGATTAACCCCTGACGCACTAGTGTGCTTACCGGTACAGACATAGACAACTCCGCCGTAACGAACAATATTCCCTAGACTGTAGTAGGTATTTGCAGTCCAAACATTTTTCCATTCTTTGCCGTCAATACTCAATTCCCAGTAAGGAGTAATCGCACCGGTACCGGTAACGTGTCCGATATCGTCATAAAAATCACCGGCAGTGTGTGGAGTTAAACAGATGTATGTCTTACCATTATATGACACTACGTCATCGCGATTGAAAGTTTGACCTGTTGCCCAAGCTCCGGCCCAGTTATATCTTAATCGGGCTATTTTAAATTCTGCTGACATTATCTAATTCCTTGTTAACTGTAACTATATGATTGATTGACTCTAACAACTAGCCCGCCCTCTGAATCAATGTAGTAAAAAATGTTTTTGTCGTCCCAACGATATTGATCGTAGAACAAGTTTGCGTATGGTCTGCTGTGATCAGTTGCCGCACGACCGTCAAAGAAATCTACGCCATATTCAAAATCTTCGTAGTTACCTGAGTTTGGTCCAGGTATGTTAATTTGAATTGTATCTGTAGAGTTGATCTGGTCAATCTTAGCAAAATACAAAGTTCCTTCATCTGTTCTTCTCAGTGCAAGGAAATATCTTGGGTTACCTGAACCTAAAATATCGCCTGTAGTAAATTGACCAACATAACTCATAATATTCTTCCTTAACTAATCTCAACGTAGCTTAACACCATATCGATGCTGTTGTCTACGTTGGTACTGATAATAATTTGTGTTAACTCGCCTAACACTAGACGTTCTCCGTTATTAACAACTCGGAGACTTTGATTCGGCGGTATAACAGTGTTCTGTATATAATACGCCTGTGTGCTTGTTGCTGTATCGTTTAACAAGATGCTGGCTAATACAATACTGCCTGTGGTGTTTGTAAGACTTAGACCAACCACAGTTGTTTTAACACCAGCCTGTGTAGTAAACACAGTTGTTGGTGCTATATCTAATCCCGATGATAAAACATTTTTAAATACGGTTGGCATTTTCTTATCCTAAAGTCAATACAAATTGAACTGCGATCGAGTTAGCTAAAATCTCACTAACAGCACCGCTGGCACCTGCTGGACTAGACCAACTAAACCCGTCCCATACTTCTAGCGATCTTGCTGTAGTATTGTAACGTGTCATACCTGTTGGAACTGTTGCATATCCTAATGAAGGACTTGGACGAGTTGCGTCTGTGCCTTTTGGAAATACAAATCCATTAGTTCCGTTAATTTTAAAATAGCCTGTTCCTGAATGTTGAATTTCAGAAACAGCATTTGTAACAACGTTAGTAATAACGTTATCTACGATTCTAAAGTTTCCTAAACGTACACCACCACTGCCACTGCCGTCGATATACAGACTCTGTCCAGTAGGTGTACTAATTGTGTTGCCGGTAAAATTAATATTACCTGCACTAAATGAAGCTGTGTTTAATACGTCAGCATATAAATTTGCTGCATACACACTGCGCCATCTAAATGTCTGTGATCCTAAATTATATGTGTTATCAGTAGCTGGTAGTAAATTGCTGTTAATACCAGCATTAATAACAACGCTGTCAGTATTTTGATCACCGATCTGAATGTTACCACCGATAGTGATATTTCCAGTGGTGCTGATATTTCCAGTAACATTTAAGTTGCCTGTGATATTTGTGTTACCAACAATGTTAAGTTGGCCGGATCCGTTTGGACGTAACTCTAAGTTTGAATTAGATACAAATGTGGAAATTGTATTTCCAGTAATTTGTAATTCGTCTACTTGAAGTTTTGAGTGATAGACAGTTGCTTCTGTACCGCTTGGTGCAAAAGAAATAGTTCCAGATGTACTTGAAATAGTATTGCCACTGATGTTTAAATTTCCAACGGTTAATAGTGTATTAACTATTGCGTTAGTAGTACGTGTTGTACCGTTAACATCAATTGCGGTCGTAGGAGAAGTTTTGTTAACCCCAATGCGAGCATTAGTAACATCAAGATATAGTAAGTCCGTCTCAAAAGCCAGATCTACACCGTCACGGTTAAGATTCGCCTTTAAGAGCGGGCCTGTGATTCGACCAACAGCCGCCATAAGCTCTCCTTTGACCCCGTGTTTCACGGTTAACCACCTTACATTGCGGGTTTACCACAGTTTGATATCGTAAAAACTTGGTCAGTCTTTACAGTAATAGTATTTATTCAGATTGAAAAATTAGGCTAGGATAAGCGTCCAAAGGTTACCAAGTTCTTCCATTTTTGCTCTGTTAATAGTTTCGCCTGGACCTGTTGCTATGATATAGGTACTGCCATCAAAACACTCCATATACTGTAAATCAGTATTCCATCGAGTGTCACCAACTTCTGGATTTGGTGGACGTTGTGTCGTCGGACCTGCAGGTAATGAAATAGCGCCATCGCCTGTAAATTGAAGATAGCCCGTACCAGTACCTGCAAAAGTCATAGGATTAGTTGAAATATATCCGCTGACTGTAAATTTAGCAGTAGTGTTTATTCCCTGAATTAATGTAAACGCACCTTGGCCAACATAGGCAACGATGGTATCAATCGCTGTTATAGAAGTGATCGAGCCGCCGGCGCCTGTTACGATATTGAATCGTGTGCCAGCTTCAGAAATTGCTAATCCGTCAGTATAACCTGTTCCAGCAATATAGACCCTAAGTATTCCCGGAGTACCAGTTAGCCCGCTGTTAACAAGATTGGTAATTGTGCTACCATTAAAACGTAGTTGTTCAATTTGCGTGATTCCGCTATCTGGGCTGATGTTGATATCATCATTGGCCTGCGTTCCGGAAATTTTATTATCAACGCCATCGATTAAAGTTTGATTATTAACATTGATACGATAAGGTGCTAGATTGTTAACCTGTTTCCAGTCTGGAATATAAGCAGATGCCCAACGCTTTGAACTGCTACCGAAATCAAATGTGTTATCTACGCCTGGTATAATGCTCTGTGTAAGATCAGGGCTAACTGTGACTAGGTCCGTTGGTTGATCACCGATGGTTATAGTTCCAGCGCCTGTTAAATTACCTGTGACTAAAATGTTTCCAGTTACGGCAACATCACCTATTGCATTTGTGGTTGCCTGTAATTCTACTGTTCCCGAGCCGTTAGGATCAAGCACAATATTTGAATTGCTTAAACTGCCAATCATATTAGAACGGAATTCTAAGTTGGCGGTAGTAATTCTGTGGAACGGAATTGGTATATGCGTGTCAGCAGGTAAAATCTGTAGTGCGCCAACCACTGTGCTAAATCCGCTAGGAGAATTGGCAATAACATTACCGACACGTAATTGATTCGTGGCTTCTAACTTTGTTGTTTTTATTACAGAATTAACATCTAGGTCATAAACAGGAGATGCTGTATTAATACCGATACGTTTGTTTGTGACATCTAGATATAGTATATCTGGATCGGCTGTGTAGTTTCTAAATGTTAGATCAACACCGTTTCTAACTAGATCGGGACTGAGTAATTTTCCGCTGATACGGCCTAGAGAAGCGGTATAATTTACACTACCAAACTCTTCTCCAAGGCCACTGTCGCCTAATGATAAATCACCGTCTCTCATTTTAGATCCAGGTTATGTTGATATAATTTCCGCTATAAGGAGCAGTACCAATAGATAGGTTAACTCCAGATGTTTGATATGCGTATACTTCGATATAGTCAGTTGCTGCTAATACTACCGAAGTAGAAATCGTAATTAATGTATGATCGCCATTGACTGCCTGTCGTTGGTCCTGTACCAGTTTAACTCCGTTTTTCTCAATCCAAGCACTGCGATAGCCTGAAGAGTTAGTATCAAAATTTAAAGTTGTTGTAATTGTGTATACTCTAGTTTCTGCTGTGTTATTTGTTATACGGCCTGCATTAGAAACTGTACTGTAAACCAACCCAGTATCAAATACGGATTCAGCGATGGTATCAAATTCAACTCTAAAAGGCAAAGCATTACCTATCAGTTGACTAGAAGCGTGTTTACGACTTATTAGGGGAACATTTCTGCGTACCACATTATTAACAGTCAGCGCGGTTAGTGTACCAACACTGGTTAAGCTACTGGTTACCACAGTTGATTTTAATACCGTGTTAGATAGCGTGTTAGCATCAGCGGTCACTGTGATATCCACAGCACCATTAAAACTTACACCGTTGATATTGCGAGCTGTTTGTAAACGTGTTGCTGTAACAGCATTACCGTCAATGTTCACACCTGTTAGTGTTTGAGATTGAGGACTTCGATTAAGTGCTATTGAGGTGGTACCAACATACAGTACTGAATTACCTAATACTGTGTTATTGATAGTGCCAGCTAGATTAGCTGCGGTTAAGTTTGTTAAGTTTGCTCCGCTGACTGCGCCAAATGTTGATGACCAAGTTCCAGAAGTTATTGTGCCAACTCCAGTTAGGCTAGAAGTTGTAACAGAAGATTTTAATACTGAACCAGATAGTGTACTAGCATCTGCGGTTACTGTGATATTAGAAGATCCATTGAAACTTACGCCGTTAATTGTGCGGGCTGTTTTTAATGCGGATGCAGTTGTTGCATTTCCAAGATAATCACCAGAACCGGAAACTGTGCCTGTGACTGTTAGATTACCTTGTACTGTTGTTGATTTTGCTACTGTGATCGGTGTGCTGTTTGCGGTGTCTAAAATACTGCCGTTGAAAGAAAAGTTTCCAACTCCGTAGCCTGCATTTGTAAAGTTAGTCTGCGCTAGACTTGCTGGAAATGTGCAGAATACATTTTTTGAACCTTCTTCAAAGGCTACCAGTTGATTGTTATTCGAAGAAGCTACTACAATAGTTCTTGATAGTGTATTGCCTATGGCTGTGTAAGTACCGCGGCTAATTTCCCAATTACCAACCTGATCGATAATTCCAAAATATGTTTCGTTTCCGTCACCGATCGTAGAAAAAGATTGAAATCCATCAACGACATTTTCTAAGGTTAAGGTACCTGTACCCTGGGTACGTGTTCTTACTTTTACTCTATCTTTTAAAACAAGGGCCATTGCGTATCTCCGAATCTCCGATACGTATATTTACCCTAATTTGGATTAAACGTAACCGAAGTAAATTGTGATGTATGTACCAATAGGTACTGGACTTGTAAACTGAATAAAGGCGTTATTACCGCCTAGATAGTTATAAAGTATGTTGTAGTTTGATACTGAAATTTGCCACACGTTACCAACTAACACAATGATGTTATCATCGTTTGCTGGAGTTAGTGTCAATGGTCCAAAAATTGTAGTTGTTGCATCTCCTGGGCCCAGTGTTTGTTTTGCAATAGAAGAACCGCTAGGGGCTTTGATAGTTTCCCAAGCACCGTTAATATATCCTTCAAACACATTGGTCTGGGTATTGTAACGAATATAACCATTGGCATCTCCGCCTGGTTCTCTAACTCCTGTAATCTTAGCACGTTGCGCAGTAGTTCCTTTTGGAATCATTAGACCGCCGTTGCCATTCATTACTGTACGGCCGCGACCATTACCAAAAAGCTGCTGACTATTTGGTTTAAACTTATTAAGACTAGAACCTTTAAGAAATTTCATACTAGTAGTGAGCTCACTGTGACTGCTACTGCATTGGCTGTTGATGTACCGATCCAAATTTCATCATTAGGATCTAGTACAATTCGTTCTTCTGAAAAGAATACAGTTTCGCCTGCTGGGACTATCAAGGTATTAACCACTTGATTTGTTGTTGAGTAACTTCCGCCAGCTTTAACAAGATAAACGTTGACATTCACTGAATTAACTGTTTCATCAGTCAGTGTAATTGCAGAAGTGTTACAGATCATAATAGTTGTAACTGCTGAAGTAATTGGTGTGCCACCATTAGCGCCAGTGTTGGTACTTTTAAATACCCTTACCGGAACTGTGATTGACGATGAGTTAACTAGTGTGCTTGTTATCATTTTTTTCTCTTAAAATATCATACTTAAAATAAACGCTCTATTTTTACTAATTACTTCACCTACATAGGTTGTATTAGCAAAATATAATCCTGTGCCGCCACCGGAAACAGTTGAACCGTAGACTAATGTTGCATTTGCCACGGTTGCCGGTGTCGATGCTATATTGTCTAGCTCTATAGCATAGTTAGTCTGAACTTTGCCAGTACCTTGCGTTCTTAGGCTAATATTTCCGTTAGTATAATTGTTTGTGATTTCGTTATTACTGACTTCTAGATCCTGTATCACCACTCTGTTTTTATAAAATTGTGAAACTAGTATACCATCAATAACAACAGATACTGCGCTTTCACCGAATGTAGAATATCCTGTGTTGGCAATAATATATGCTAGTGATCCAGCTACATCTTTATCAGTGGCAACCACACGAGTGTCAGTTGAGGTAATTTGGAATGACGGTGAATTTTGAATTGCGTAGTCAACGTATCCTTTGTTTGTTAACACTGAGTTATCTGCTCTATTCAACACTTGAGTTGTGTAGGCAGAGCTTCCTGTAATCTTTACCACTCCAGAACCAGCATTGGTATCTAGTGTTAGATCTCCACTGTCTGTAGTGTTATTTGTTGTAATAGTTCTTAAACGTAATTTGCTGTTGGCATAATTTAATACTGTTCCAGCAACACCCTGTGCTATGTTCCACGTCTGATTTGTTTCATCAAATAATACTGAAGCAGGTGCAAGTGAACCTCTGTCGACCTGTAGTCCAGACCAACGTAGTGTAACTCCTGCACCTGTTTCTCCCGAATTTAATTCAATTAAATTATCTTTAATATTCAGGTTTGTTGTATCAACGTTTAACGCTTGACCAGTAATCAACAGGTTTCCAGTGACAAGAAGATTTCCTACCCCTGGACCTGTGTCGATGGTGACTGTAGAGCCAACTCCGCTCTTAATTGTATAATCGCCGCTTGTGCTAACTACTTGTCCCATTCTATTTCCTTAAATTACATCTTTGCTGTAACTGGTGTCAATACGATATAGTCCATTGATGAGTCATCAGTGATATACCAGCTGTATGTTTTTTCATCGTGGTTGGTAGCTGCATTTGAATCATAACCGCGTTGGAAACCACCGCTTAGTACTGGTACTGACGGAAAGCCATAAGCAAGTCTGCGTGATAGTTTACGGATAGGTACTAGATTAGCTGTAACCTGTGCGCCTTGACCGCCTGCAGAAGTGTCGTAACCTTGGATTAAGATTTCTCCGTTAGCATCTGGAGTTGTATCAACAGTTGTGCCAATTTTAAAAGCACCCCAGTGAGTGACTGTAATACCAGTTGCTGTTGCTGTAGCATTTGCTGTCATTGTGATCTGTGTTGCGCTATCGATAGACTGTACTCTAGCACCAGATGGAATACCAGCACCTGATAGTTCGTCACCGATAGTAACTTCATCTTGATCGCCCATATTAGTGAGGATTGCGCTACCGCTGGTTGAGTTTGCTGTGAAGCTTTCGATTTTTGCCACAACGAATGATTGAGCACCACGTTGTTTGATTAGTACATAAGCTGTCGATAATGCACCACCGAAATAGCCGCTTACACGAATACCCGTTAGTGTGTTTGTTGACAAGCCCGGTAAGCCTAATACTTCCTTACCATTAATATCTTTCTTTAAAGGACGTCCCATTTTTTTCTCCTTGATAATTTGACGTTCTAGGTCTACGCGGTTGGATTTCCGCATAAGTTACTCTGACGAGTACGCTCTAGATACTTTATTTATCTTTGGCTGAGCAAGGACATAAGCTGTACTTTTTCAGCAATATCTACAACTCTGTTAATTTCATCTATTTCTCGTTGGGCACGTTCGAGATGTGTTTTGTTGTGTGTTTGTCTATAGTGTACTAATGCTATACTATAATTTTGAATATGTGTTTCGACTGTGTGTTCGACTCTAGCAACATCGTGCTTGAACATAGGAAAGCGTTTACGCCATCCATTCATATGTTCTCTCACTGCTCGAAAATCTTCTTCGGTCTTAACTTCCATCCTGATATTTAAGTCAAACAAAAAGCACCCGAAGGTGCTTTTTGACTCTGCTTTAGTATTACTACTAATTAAGCAAATTTTAGGTTAGCTGTTGTTACAGCAACTTTACCTAAGTAATCAGCTGCGTTACCTAATGAAGATGCTGTGTTTGTTAACTCAACATATCCATAACGTGTCATAAAGCTAACTACTGGTTCGAAAGTAGCTGGATCAAGAACAACACCACTGCTCATCAATGGAATGTATGGGCAATAGAATGCTGCTGCGTCTGATTCGCTTGAACCTTTGTAACCAACTAATACATCATCAGATGTTGCATAACCATTTACATAGATACGCATTGCACTGTTCAATGTACCAACAAACTTAGTGTTTGTAGGTGCTTCGAAAGTACCTTCTGTTGTACGAGCAAAAGCTGAAGTTGTAGCACTTTGTAACAATGTTAACACTGTTGGTGATACAACTGCCCAGTTACCAGCACCACGACGTGTACGCTGTGCAATCAAGTTAGATACACGGTTGATTTGAACAGCTAAAGCAGCGTGTTCGTCACCAACGAATGTAGCAGTACCAGAAACAGTGTTTTGGTCGTATGTTAGAACTGTACCAGCTAAGTTATTCAATGAACCGATAACTTCTTGGTCGATCTCAGCTGTGATCTCTTGTGCAAGAGCAGCCATAATTTCTGCTTCGATGTCAATACCTTGTTGGGCTTGTGCATCTTGTGCAGCTTCAAATGTCCAGCGAGCTGACAATTTACGTGTCTTAGCTTCAACTGTTTGCTTCAAGATTTGAATGCTTAGTCTGTTACCAGCTACGCCTTCCATTGCTGCTGTAGTAGCTGCTTTGTCAGTCTTGCTGCCAGAATAGCCTTCAGCAATCTTGAATGGGCTTAGTGCCTCATCACCAGCTGTGATGTCAGTACCACTTGTGCTGTCAAAGCTATCGCTGTAACGAACACGTAATGTGTGGATTTGACCAACTGGGCCAGTCATTGGCTGTACGCCAACTAATTCATTAGCGATGACCGTAGGCATCACACGTCTGATCACTGGAAGGATCACACGATTTAGGGTTGCAACGTTACCGGCGGATGTTGCGCCAGCAGTAGCAGACTCAGACAAATACTTGCGGGTATTTTCGAGAGTTGTTGCCATTACTGTACGCTTGTTACCTTGAAGACCTTCTAAAAGGGCGTCTTTGGTTTCCGACCAGCGTGACTCGAGTAGTTGTGACATTATAGTTCTCCTTAAACTTTTAGTCCCGCAAGCCTGCGGATGTCAAAAATCTCAGCGGTTTTTTCTTCACCACTGATAGTTTGTGCCTGATTTTTATTGCCTGTAATTTCTTTCGCCTCTGTTAGTGCTTTCTTGGCCGGAGTACCACCGTTCATTACTGAAGGGATATACTTGTCAAAAGCTGCACGTAGCTTTTCTGTTTGAACTGATTCAAGTAGTTCTTTCATTACAGATTTCTTGTCACCTGTTAAAGGACCTAGTAACTCGCCCATTACTTCGCGGCGGTTAATTGATTCTTTGATGATTGCGATTTCTTTATTTTTAGATTCTACTTGCTCTTGTGTTTCTGCAACAATTTTAGCTGCTTCTTCTAATTCCATTTCTTTCTGTGAAACTACTTTTAATAGTTTTGCAGTTTCAGATTTTTCATTTAGATGACTTGCAGCAAACTCGCTTGCGAAGCTTTCAAAAATTCTGCGACCGAAGTCATTTCTGCGGGCAGCGTCAATATCTTCTTTTAGTTGTGTCATTTCAGAACGCAGTCCTTTTGCGACTGTTTCTTCAATGATTTTTGCTGATTTGTTGATGAAGTCTTTTTTCACTTCTTCAAACTTAGCTTTGCTGTCACGGATTAAACGTACTTTAGTTTCTGCTAAGTCTTTCTTATCAGCGTGGAATTCTGCGATTTCTTTCGCTAGTGCGTCCACAATAAAAGATTCTAATTTTGCTACATTGCCTGCAACTGCTTTACGATCTTCGTGTAATTCGGCTAACTCTTTACGTAAGTTATTCAAAACAAAAGACTCCATAGCTTTGGAATCCTGTTTCATTTTCTTTGCGTACTTTGCCCTGGCTTCAATTAGACCTTGACGATCTTCTGCGAACTCACCTAACTCTGCTTGTAAGCGGTCTGTTAGCATTTGTTCTACAGCTTCTACCATTGCTGATTTGTCGTGCTCGTATTTCTGAGCAAATTCTTCACGAAGTTCTGCAGTGACGTGGTCACGGCTTTCTTGAATTCGGCTTTCCCAAGCTGATTCAATTTCCGATTTGATTTCTTCGGAAATCACATTGTTCTCGAAAAGTTGTTTTACGATATCTAGCATTGTGATTCTCCTACTTTGGTTATCGAAGAGTTTTGATGATCTTCATCAAACTCTCTGCTATGTATTGCTGTGCCTTTGGGTCGCCTTGAACTTCTTTTGCTATTCTAAATGCCTGATATCCACCTGTATTATTCATCAAGTGTTCATATACTGGAGTAGGGTAAGCGCCTGGTGCGGAAGGTTGTGCTACAACATCTACAGTGATAATTTCAAAGCCTTGTACTTTGCCATCACCGTCAACCTCACCTGATCCTCTTGAACTTACACCTAATTTCACTCCCGACTCTAACATAGTCTGAATTAACTGACCCATTGGAGTTGGGAGGATTTTAAGTTTTCCGTAGCCGTTTGGCCCGTCCATCCACATCTTGGTAATCATATGACTAACACGATCTAGATTGATACGTAAATCTGTAGGATGATCAACTTCTCCTAGTACAGAGTAACCACCAGCGATCTGCTCGTTGAGCGTTTTGACAGCCTTGCCAATTTCTTGAGAAGAATAAACTCGTTGATTTGCATTGCGGATATCTCCTTGGATGCAAATACCGTTTAAATGTAGTGACTTTTTACCGTCACTACCTTCTTCGCTCTCTAAGACAATCTTAGCCTGATCGTAACTCAAATGTTCTGCTAGGGTAAGTTTTTTCACCTATTTGTCCTCTTAACGACGACCACGGAAAAGTGATTGAGTGTTGTGTCCACCTTCTTTGTTGGTTTGGTTACCCGTACCAGCCATTGGACCTTCACCCTGACCTTTTTTCTCAGCACCGTGACCAGCGGAGTTCTTCTTGAAAGCATCTCCTGCTTTGCCGCCCGGTACATTCAAATTACCTTTTGCATCTGGATTAGGAACTACGTTGCCTTTTGCAAGACCTGTTCCTTTTAGTTGACCTTGTGCTGATAATACAGCACCAGTGTCTTCATATGACTGGTTCAAGTTCTTTGCAGAACCGCCCATATCATTTTTACCAGCTACAATTGATTTTGTATTCATTGTTGGCTTGTTACCGTCTTTACCAGTACCTGAAAGTTGACCTTCTGGTCCGCCTTTACGCTCAGCACCGTGACCAGCTGGAACTTTTTCTACGTACTCACGTACTGTTTCAAGTTCAAAGCTTTCGTTATCTGCATCGTGATCGCTTGGGCCACCCATATTATCTGCATCTGGCTCTTCGTGATCGCCACCTTTTAGTTCGTCGAACTTAGCTTGTAGTTCGTCTACAATGCTGTCTAGGTCTTGGAATAGTTCTTCTTCTGATTTGTCTGAGTGCTCGCTGTCCATTTCGTCGCCCATATCTAGGTCGCCTTCTAGGTCGTCAGTTGCATCGCCTGGCATTTCGTCATCGCCTTCGTAGGCAATATCTTCAAAATTTTCATCAAGATCTTCATCATCTTTGTCTTCGTTGTCTTCATCTGCTGCTTCGTCAACTTTGTCTTCTTCGTCTTCTTCGTCCATTGCTTCGTCTACTTCTTCGTCAGCAATTTCTGATTCAATTAGGTTTTCGTAGATTTCGCGTGATGCTGAAACTACGTATTCGTGGAATAATTCTTCCGCTTTAGCTTGATCGTCATTGACCAAGTTTTCTAGCATCTGTGCTAGTAAATTCTTATCTGCCATAGTTATATTCTCCTTAAAGATGGTTAGGCTGTCATCGTTTTATTTAACACTAAGATTACAATTCGGGGTTAAATGATACTTTTTTGATTGATCTGATCTGAATATATAGCCGAGGGAAACTTTTTAAAAAAGTTCCTGTAGGTTAAATGTTGTAAATTTGGTATTGCTTCAAACTCAGAGGGTATAAAAGATCCCGGTTCAATTATTCTATGGAACTGTATTCCTGAAAATTCTTTAATGGTCTTTTGGGTTTGACTTACCCAATTACCAAAGTAAGTTGCCGGATCATTGCTCTTTTTATAGTTAAAAGTATCAGCGTAAACGTTGTTTAATAGTCCAGCAGTGCCCTGAAAATCAAAGCCTAATATGTATATTTCACTGTAATATTTGCTGGCTGCAAAGTGTAATGCAGTAGGTCCCGAGCTCCAGCCTTTGTGCGGGCTAAAGAAGTTTACGTTATCTTTACTAGCCACGCCCTTGTTAGGATTAGTCCATAGCTCGTTGTTTAGATGATAGCCTGTAGATATAATCTCGTTGACCATATTAACATCAACTGCTATCAAATAGTGGGGATTAAATTCTCTGTAGATTGCGTTGCAACCATATACAGCGCCAAGCTCTAACAGAGCGGTATGATCTGTTGCTAATCTACTGCGCCCGTTACCTAGTACAAATGCTGTGTTATTATGCTGGGGCAGATTCGGCTTCAACTGGAGTACTGTACATCTGTTGTATAAAAGCCTGCTCACTTTGCGTTTCTGCTTCGTGTGCTTCAGCTTGCAATCGGAGTTGATTGATTTGACGCAGTGTTAACCGTATTTTACGGGTATCGTCTTTTTTTAGAACAGAACTGTCCTTGCTATTGTCGTATCGACGATCAACCGCAAAGTCATTGTTCGAATCATTAAAATAAAGGAACTCTTTTAGAAGCATATTGTATTTAGTTATTGAGCTGGCATAGGTGCGGCGGCACCATCTTCTGCTCCTGCACCTGGTGCTGCGGCAGCTGCCATATCGTCTGGAGCTTCTGCTTCTTGTCCAGCCATATCTCCAGCAATACCGCCCGGAGTAATACCTGCAGATCGTAGTTGACCTGCTGCATCTGTTGGCTGTTTTAAGTTGCTTCCGTTTTCCTCTTTCCACATACGTTCGTTTTCTGTGATCTCTTCTTGGCTCATACCTAGGAAACGTTTCATAGCAAAACGCTTGCTGAGATGTGGAATTTCTTGTAGCTGTGCAAATATAGTTACACGAGTAGTATCTAGTTCTGCTTGACGATAGGCTGCAAAGTTCTGCGGTGCATTAAACTTTAGTTTGAATAATGTGCTGTCGATATTGATACCTTGATCCAGCAACCATAGTTTAAATTCTAGATCAAATGTTTCAATGATCAAGGACTGCAAACGTTCGCAGTACTTGTTAAAACGCAGTTCTTGAATGTAGGCTGTACCTACTTTACCATCACTGACTTGGTTAGGACTTTCGTCAATTGCCGTTGGTAAGTAGCTGCTTGGAATGCGTAGGGCGCGGAACAGCTTGTTGGTAAAATAACGTAGGTCTGTAATTTCACCTAGGTTAGTACCGCCTGGTAGGGTGTCAACTTTTGATCCACGACCTTCTGCTGTCTGTGGAAAGAAGTAATCTTCGTTTACACTTAGAGGATTATAACTAGCGTCTATGACGTTTGCTCCACCGCCTGTAGCTGATGGAATACGTCTCTGTTGTATTTCGTTTTTTACACGTTCAACAAATGACATCGCCATATGCGCTGGCATATTTCCAACGTCTACATAGAAAATACGTCTTTCTGGAGCTCGTTGTATACGATAGATAATGATAGCATCTTCAAGCAGTTCTTTCTGTTTGTAGACTTTGAATACTGATTCTAATAGACTGTTACCAAATGGATAGTTAGTATCAAGTCCTTCACTTAGACTGATATGAACTACGTGTTTGGCGTCAACTGTTACTTCGTTGACTTGATTGTTGAAGCGTGTGCCCGGAGGACGAGCAGCTTCACCTACAAAGCCTTTGCCAAATCCGCCGCCACTGGTATATCCAGCTGTACCGCTTGGCTGTGTATTTGTTGTATTATGTGGAGTTGTAGCAATTAGATCTTTAAAGTTAAAGTTGATATCTTTGATCACATACTGCTCAGGAACTTTACCTTCGCTTTCGTTTACAATAATCTTGGTTACTTTAACTGGATCTACGTACAACCATTTTTTAGTTTCTGGATCACGTACAAAGAAACAGTCACCGTATTTGAACGTGTTACGCACAATACGGAATATACGTGTTTCAAACTGTTGATCCTTGGCCCATTTTTGTAGTGCGTCTTTAATCAGTTTAACTTCTGTAGAAGTTGGGGCGCCGTTATAACGGATATGGAAAGCTGTGTCGTTTTCTTTATCTGGCTGTGTGCAAAATTCTGTTAGAATATCTAGGGCAGCATTGATTTCACTATCACTGTCCATTGTGTCGTATTGAACATATCGATCAATACGGTTTGGTGATCCTGCGTATACATCTGGTAAGTAGCTGGAATAGTTCATCCTAGCTGGGCCAACACGGCCGCCACCCGAAATTGGGCTGTAGCCTGTTGATCTATTGCTGACGTCTACTGGTGTGAAATATTTTTTCCAACTCATATATTGTCTCTTTATCGTTTGAACAAGTTGCCCTGCAGCCCTTTAGCTGCATTAAACGTTTCATACGTATTCGTAGTTGTCTGCGCTGAGAACTTAATTAATTGGGCCATCTTAGTATTTAACTCCGCTAACAAGGTCTCAGCGGATTCTTGAGTAGCCGGTTTCTTAGTACCTTCTTTGGCATCTTCTGCCTGTTTCTTTTCGTCGGCTGCTTTCTTTTCAACTGCGGCTTTTGCATCTGCTGTTTTCTTTTCACCGTCTGCTTCAATAGTTTTCTTAACAGTTTCTGCTCCAGTAGTAGCTGCTGGTTTTTGATCTTTAATTAATCCGCTTCCGCTGGCTGTGGCATATTGTTTTAATAGATCAGCGCCGTTAGCACCATAATCAATTTTGGTATTTGCTGCATCCTTAGCATCTTTATCTTTTTTATTAGCTTCTTCCTGTTGTTTAATACCAGTAGACTTGGCACCGTGTGCTGCTTTATCGAGTTTCTCGCCAATCACTCGTTTCTTTTCTTCTCTTTCTTTATCTTCTTTAGTTTTAGCTGCTTCTCTATTGTTAGCCATACGCTCAGTAATGCCTGTGGCAACTGCATCGCGTTGTTTTTGATTTTCTAATTGTTGTTTAGAAATTTCCTCAAGGTCTTTATCAAAGTCTCCACGGAATCCTGGAATTTTATTAATTAAACTAAACAATGCGTGTTGGAATGTTAGCATCCAATCTTTTACTTTAAGTCCCATCAGCTTAAACGTATCTGAAATAACCTGTGTATCTCCACCTAACTTTTTAAATATCAATACTACTCCTGCAACAGCGGCAGCTACTAGTAAGAACGGTGAAAGAGGTGCTAATACTGCTGCACCTAATGCTATTAATCCTGCAATAACTGGGATGGATGCAGCGGCTCTAGCAGCATCCATTGCTACGTGGGCCCATCCTATTACAGTTGAAGCAGCTATATACAATCCATATCCTGCCAACCCAACAGCTAGTACTTTAATAATCGGAGTTAGATTATCCATTATAAATCCGGCTACTGTTTTAAATGCCGGTACTACCCAATCCATAATAAATTCTCCAATCGCTACAATAGTAGGTTTAAGATTGTTAAATGTTTCAGCCACTGCTGGAATAACATCTACTGCTAAAAATTCAGTAAACCCTCGAATAGCTGGAAGAAGAATATTATCAAACAATGCACCAACTCCACTTATTGCTGGTCCAAAACTGTCTACTAATGATCCTACAATAATAGTAATTGATTCACCAAGCACCGAAAATAGAGGAACAACATATTTCATTACAATCCCGGCAGCAAATTCAAACGCTTTCATTAACAGGTCAAGCATACCACTATTAGCCAATGCCATTTGAAATCCGTTGCTAAATTCTGCTAATTTAGATTTACTTCTTTCAATAGCTTCATTCATCGCATCGGTTTTCTTGGCAGCTTCATCTTGTTGAGCAGTTCCTTCTTTTAGTGCATCGCCGTTGATGGTTGATGCTGCTGCTAGTGCCTTAACTGTTGGTCCTAATTCAGCAGATGCTGCACCTGCTTGTTTAATATTTTTAAGACTAGCAGTACCTTCAGCTTTCATTAAGTTGTTTAATCTATTTCTTTCTTCAAGGGTAATTGCTTCACCGCGTTGGGTCTTGGCATTAAACTCTGCTAACATTGCTGCTGACTGCGGCATCATTGCCATTATTTTTTGATTTTCTTCTGTAGTAGCAACACCATTGGCCATAATATCTTTAGTAAACCCTTCGAGTGCTGACGGAACTCCTGTGGTTACTGCCATAAATGAGTCACGAACTTTAGGCCCTAGTCCTGCCATCGATGCTTGAAATTGTGCGTCAAGGGCCATTGCTGCTTGTCTTGCTTCAATGGTTTTACGATCTTCGCCTGTTGCTTTAGAAAGTAAATCAAGTTCTTTTAAATAATTTTTTGCACCTGCGGCAAGTTGATCATTAGACATCTTGCCCTGCTGACCCTGCTGTCTCATTAGCTTACCATAAGTAGCTAATCCTTCATTGATCTGTGTTGATGAATAACCTAATGCGTATAAATCACTCGACGTTGCTCTTAATGCCTTAGATGTTTTAGCAAAATTTCTAGCGCCATCCTCGGCAGTAGTACCAAATGCTCCCATACCAAATGAATTTTTAGAAATCAATGCTCCAAAATCTTTTAGTGTCATTCCGGCTGCACTGGCTGCACCAGCAAATTCATTTACACTTCCACTAAATGTTGCTCCTGCTGCTGCCGACGATTGATATGCATCAACTGCTCCTGTAGCTGCTGCTGCAACTGCCGAGAACATAGTTCCTAAAACAGGAATTTTAGAAAATATACCAGCAGCACGATTTAAGTCATCACCGACGTTAGCGAATTCTTCAATAAGTTTAGTAGAGCCTACTGCTAGTCCGCCAAAGGTTCCTACTACAATTTTAGCAGCAGTATCAACTTTAGCTAGGGCATATCCTGCAGCCATTGCCATTTGGCCTAATAGAGCTACACCTTTTCCAGCTTTGCTTCCACCGGCACTAGCACCAGCGGTTCCGCCACCACTATTAGATCCTCCACTACCGCCTGCACCGTCTACAGATTTTTTGCCGCCATCTGTGGATTTGTCAAACTTACGCATTATCTTCAATATTTCTTGAAGAGTTGCCTCCGATGCGGCATTCTTAGCTTCTACTGGGCCAATGCCGGGAATGTCAATTAATACTGAACCTGCCATTTGATTATTTTTCCAGGGTAAAATGCGTATATAAATACTCTACGTCAATAGTATTTATCGGAGATAAAAATGAGTGAAATTAACAATCAACAGCCAGTAGCAAAGAATCCGTTATCAAACTGGTTCAGACAACCTAAAATCTATGTAAAATTACCTAGTCAGGGTAAATTTTACCCTCCAGGATCTTTAGATATCAGTGCTAATGACGAGTATGCTGTCTATGCAATGACAGCTAAAGACGAGTTGATGTTTAAAACTCCTGACGCTTTATTGTCTGGTCAAAGTAGTGTAGAAGTTATTAGGAGCTGTATACCAGCAATTAAAGATCCTTGGATGATGCCTAGCATTGATGTTGACTTTGCTTTAATAGCTATCCGTATTGCTACTTACGGCGATAGAATGGAAATTGGTACTAGATGCCCCGGATGCGAGGTCGAAAATGATTATGACGTCAACTTAACCAATTGGTTAGGTATGTTTAGTCAATTTGTATATAATGATACTGTAGCTGTTGATCCGTTAACTATTACTATTAGACCTTACACCTATAAAGAGCTATCTAAAACGCAGATTAAGACTCTCGAACAGCAAAAAATATTTGCTATTATTAATGATGAAAAATTAGAAGACGAAGATAAAGTTGAACAATTTGGTAAAAGTTTTATTAAAATAACTCAACTAACTGTTGATGTTATAAGTGATTGCATTTCAAAGATTGAAACACCAGACGGTGCTACTACTGATAAAAAGCAGATTAAAGAATTTATCAATAACTGTAGTAAGGACGTATTTGAAAAAATCAGTGATCATCTTAAATCACTTAAAGAACAAATTGAATTAAAAGCACAGCACGTTCATTGTGAGGAGTGTGGCACAGACTACGAAGTTCCAGTCACTATGGACCAATCAAATTTTTTCGACGTAAGATCTTAAATTTATCTCTGCCGGAGATCTTACAAGAATCGGAGAAGTTAGACAAAGAGGCGAGAGCTATAAAGAAAGACTGTCTAAAGCTGGCTTGGTATATGCGCGGTCTTAGCTATGCTGAAGTTATGAATATGAGCTATGACGAACGAGAAATAATAGGCGAAATCGTTAAAGAAAATTTAGAAACAACTAAAAAATCTGGATTGCCTTTCTTTTAACGGAATTGTTCTTGAAAATCAAGTAATGCACGTTGTTGTTGTGCATTTAATTCTTGACTGCGTAATCCTGCTTCAAGAGCTGATACTAAGATATTTTTATCAATGTTATTTGCAGGTTTCATTCTACCACTTTTTACTTGAGCTGTAATTGTTTTTAGATTGTTAACATCTGCAGGTAACAATCTATCACCGCTTGCAACCATTTTAACAACATTTCGTCCACCTGCTAACGAAAACGGATTTTGAACTAGATTTGGATCTACCGGTTTATCTTTACCGCCAAACCAAGTTCCTGGATCAAATAAATCTTTAGCTTTATGATAAGCCGATTTCATTGGATCGGGATTGCTCGGATCTACCTTAGCAACTACTTCGTTGATTCTCATATTAGTGTGTTCTAAAAATGCTGATCTTACCTTCAGCTACCATTCTACGTTTTTCTGCAGCAATAGCTTTCAGTAGTGTTTCGGCAAGATTATTTCCTGTTCTAATAATGCTGTCGTTTGCCTGTGGAAGCAGTCTATCGCGCTCTGCATCGATTTCTGCTTGACTTGTTGTCGGAGCTGGAGTTGCAGCTGTTCTTCTATTACGTCTTCTTCTCTTGGGTTTTTCTGCCGGAGCAGCCGTTGTATCAGCTGGTGTAGTAGGTGCTGCCGTTGTATCAGCTGGAGCAGCCGCTGTTGTGTTATCAGCCGGAGCTGCGGTGTTAGCTGCACCTGCAGCACTCATACCAGCAGCAACTTTATCTACAGCTGGCTTAGCTGCGGTGTTAGCAGCATCAGCACCTGCTGCATCACCTGCTGCTGCTTTAGGATCTGGTGTTCCTAACGATTTGTTTAGCAATGCTAAAATTCTTTGCTTGCCTTTCTTATCAAGTTGTTTAATTTGTGATTTAACTTGAGCGTATAATGTCTGTCCTGCTTTTTCTGCTGCTGGATTGGCTGGAGGAGTTCCGGTTGCTCCATCTGTAGGAGCTGACCCTGCAGGTGCTGCACCGCCTGCTGCCGGTGCTGCTGCACCGCCGCCTTGAGCATTACCTCCTGAAACATTAACATTTGTTGTACTTGGTTGAGCTGCTGCACCACCCATACTACCACCTGCTGCTGGAGCTGCTGCACCACCGCCTTGAGCACCTGCTGCTGGAGCTGCTGCACCACCCATACTACCACCTGCTGCTGGAGCTGCTGCACCACCGCCTTGAGCGCCTGCTGCTTGTTCTGGATCTGCTGGAGTTGGATTAGGATCTGCATCGCCTGCTACTCTAGCTTTACCTGATGCAAAGCCTTTCTTAAATGCACGTCCCATACCTGCTACACCGCCTGCTACTGCTCCAACACCTTTGGCTACGCCGCCTGCAACATCACCTACAACGCCGCCGATCTTGTTTAAGATTGGGCCTTCTTCAAGATATTGTAGTTCGTGTATTTCTGATTCTGTTAGTAATTCTGTTAGTTTCATTTTAAGCGGTTCCTAATTGTTTTTGCAGATAGCTTGCGATACGCTGACGTTGTTTCTTATTTAACTTCAAAACTTGATCTTTAACTTGTTTATACGCACTGGCTGCTGCTGGTGTTTCAGCGGCTGCTGCGCCTGCTGAGTCTATTTTCATATCGGTATAGACTGTATTTACTATATCCGGTGCTACTTCCATACTGGCTAAAAACTTTTTAAGTTCTTCGGAATCCGTCGGACTTCCGTCTAGTTTCCATCCAGCTAGTAATTTTTCATAGGTAACTTTGTTGGTAATATTCTGTCCAACACGATCAATACCCTTGCCTACTGCTGCTGCACCTTTTTTGATCCAATCCATTGGACCTTCATTTAGTTGACCAGCAGCAACTTTCTTTAATACAACGTAGACCTGTCCTTCACTTAGTGGACGAGTCTGACTATAATAACTTTCCTGTTTTGCGGGCATCGAACTTGCGCCAGCAACAGCACCTTGGCTTAGTGCCTGACCTGCTTTGGAAACACCGTTTATCCATTGTAGTAGACTGTCGTTGCTCAGTTGAACTTGTCGAGCACCCTGCATAATACTGCTGATAGATGACTTGTATTCTGGTGTGTTTATTTCTCTAGCAATAGTTTTTAATGTATCAAACCCGCCAGCTTGACCATCCCTAATAGCATTCATTGCCTGTGTCACAGCTTCTCGCTGTTCTGGAAACACAGTAATATTAAATCCCTGTATTGTTTCTGTAGAACTCATTCCAGGTGCGGTCAGTGTTTGTGTTGCACCCCAGTTGACTTTTTCTAGTCCTGCATCTTTAGGTCCAAACGGTATTGCTTGTTCTCTAAATCCACCAACCCAGTTGCCTAACACTTCAAAGGCTTTACCAGATAGATAACCCAGTGCTGCGGTCTTAATACCTTTACCGATGGCAGTTGAAAGTTTTTCACCTTTTAGTAATTCTGTAGCACCTTTTAGTACTTGACCAGCGATTGCACCTCCGACAGGACCACCAGCGAGCGAAGCGAGGGCTGTTAAGATGCCGATTACTGCTGCGGTCTTACCAGGATTATCCTTAACCCAAATAGCCAAGTTTGAAACTCCATCGAGTATTTTACTGTCAGGAAACTTGGTATTAATATCATTCTTTAGCTTTTCAAACTTGGCATCAAAGTTCTTAACAGGAGTAGTGTCCTGTAGCCATTTACCTGCTTTGTCAATAATGGCATTGACCTGTTTAACTCCGTCTACACCAAGACCAGCTAGTGTTCTATTGTTTCCACCTGCTACAGCCTGTTGTTCAACGTTCTTGAATATGTCTTTTACTTGATCAGCTGTCAGAGTTGCTTCGATTAAAGGCACGAATTCATTATAGATGTTTTCTACAATAGTTCTTTGTTGCTGTGTTAGTCCATCACACGATTCTTTTAATAATTGCTTTCTCGAATAGTTGTGATTTTCTAATAATTGTTCAATACGCATTTATGATCCAAAGATATATGTGTTATTTATTAAGAACGAGCTTACGCTCGTTTGCTTTTTCGCTTGCGCTCAAAGCACTTTTTTCTTTCTTTTTATTATTGAACTTATAGTAAGTGCGAAGCACTTTAAGTATTATGCAGATTGTTCAGTCACACTTAACCCAGGACGGGTTAAGAAGCATTATGCGAGTTGCACAGTACACTTAGCGTTAAAGCAGTTACAGAGGCGGTCATCCGGTACCTCGAGCTCAGTCAATATGACGGTGGATCAATACATATACGCTAACATACGTATCAACCTAAGGGTTTCTCTCCCTTCTTTTTGCCTGTTTTTTCTATTCAAATAACCAAATCGCGGGTCTTAGAAGCGATCGTCATCCTTTCGGGTAGTGGTTAAGCACCTTTGCGGCAAGGTTTTCCATCCCTGTGTACACGTAGACCAGGTTTAGAGCGCACGAAATTAAGCCTGCGCCAGCCAAAAAACCGCTTTATTTTGCCTTTGATTGTTCTAAAAGACGCTGTCTAAGTATATTTGATCCGCCGACTCTGACGTTTATAATGCCATTATAATAGTCATCAGTTTCTAAAACTCTACGTTCAAACTGTTCTCTAGCTTCTAAATAACTTAGTTCTGCCTTGGATTTGCAAAGATATAGTATTTCTCTTGTGAATTTTTCCGGACCTAATGCTTGGACGTCTGCGTTTAACCTATCAGATGAACCCCAGTATTCGCGCCAATCGCTTTCTACTGTGCTTCTTCTTTTAAGTTTTTTGCCTTTGAGTGGGGGTTTTGTACGTTTAAACTGTGCTAGTTTCTTGCCTATGTACTTCTGTCCGGTTACGGTGTTCGTGATTATGTAAACAAAGCCAATATAGCCTTCTGGGATTTCATCTACGGGTTGATTTTGATACGTCCATTGCACTCATTTAGTTACCTTGGGGGGCCTTCCAGGCTTGCCTTTTCTGGTTGCTTTACGTGCTTCTCGTTTTGCCTGTATTTCTGTTCGTCTAGTTGATGCTTCGTTGCGTATTTCTGATAGCCAATATCGTGCCTTAATGCCTGCTTCGTCTGAGCCTCTGTATTCAAATCGATCCTGCCACTTAAAATATTCCTGAAAAGCAGCGATCATTTTGTCGTGCGAGTCAGTACTCATTGTAAATTAGGTCCTGTATAAAATTTTGATAGCGTAACTCGTTGTCCTTGCGTTACAGGGGTAACTCGATGCACGATCCAACTGGGAATTACCAGGATAGTTCCAGGAATACCGAACTCTGGTATTTCTTTAGGACCGTTTAAGAACAATTCAAATTTACCGCCTGTGTATTCGCCTTCGGATAGATTTAATAGTGCCGTAAGTTTTATGTCAAACGGACGATTTTTAACTCCGTCCTTGTGCCAATCATATTCGCCTAGGTTGCCTTGATCGTATGTGTTATAGTTTAACACTTCATATCGTGAAGTTTCAAATAGATTAAAACCAAAATGTTCTTTATTGATATCTAAAACTGTGTTGTGGAACTTTTCTAATAGATGCTGTGCCTGAAAATAGTTGAAACATTTAACTGACGCAGTCTTAATAATAACATCGGCCGGTTGATCACCTATGCCGATATCAGGTAACCCTTTGATTAGGGTTCTAAGAGTGGACAGTTCAGAAGACGAGTAACGTCCTCTAGTATAAACGTAGTCGCTGTTCACGGCTCTCGTCCAAGAAATACGTTACCCGATACAGAAATGCGTGTTTCTGTAGAATCGCTGAAAGGATATACACAGTGTCTCAATAGACTGGGAAACATCATAGTCTTTCCTACGCTGTTTTTGTCAACATTCATAGTTGCACCCTGTGTGCGTCCTAGTATATCTGTATAGGTAAACTCCAATTGACCACTAAACTGATCTTTAGTATAGTCTACTACATCGGGAATTCTAAGCCAGATAGTGTAACTCAGTACTCCGCCGTGCATATGATTGGGAATAAACTCTCCAGCCTTTTGAAAATTGATCCAAGGACGTTCGCAGTAGTATTCTGGAGTGATATTAGGAGCATCAAAGGTCATTAGATAGTGACAGCTATTTCTGTACAACTGTGTGCATTCTAGAATATACTGTTTTAGTAGATCTTCTGTAGGTTTAGTGAACCGGTAGTGCTTAGGTACACCTTTAGAAGTTAATCCTGAAGAAGTTTCTTCGGCTGATGCAACATCTTGTTCTATTTGATCTACTTCAGACAGCATTTTAACCAATAGATCTTTAGGAGCAGATGCCCTAAAGATATTCATATTAGTTAATGCTATGTTGCCGCTGTCAAA